TTCCTTCGCCCACCAGCCAATGAAGATCGGCTTCTTCGTCAGCGCATCTTCGTTTGCGGACTCCCACATATTGTAGAAGATGTTGTAGCCCTTGGCTGTGGACTCAAACACATAGAGTCGCGCAGGGAATACATCGGAGAGGGACTTCTGCAGCGCTTCCAGTCCTTCTTGATCGCCCCAAGAAGAACACTCAGTCGCGTGCAAGAAGTTGTAAGCGCGGCTGCGGCCAAGGCCAGAGTTCTTTTTCGTGCCAGCTACGAGGTAGTCGATAGAAGAACCGTTCGCGAGAACAAGACCGTTCTTGTTGTGACTGATAACTGGAACGCTGAACTGCTTCGGCAAGCTGCCCATCATACGCGTGAAAAGCAACCTGCCCTTGTCGCGGTTGCCTTCAGTATCGTAAACGATCGCGCCCTGCAAACCCTTAAAGTAGCTGATCCAAAAAAGATCCAGCGCAAAGCTAACGGTCGTGATGCCAAGCTGGCGCGCTTTCAGCACAACAAACCAGTGGATATCTTCGCCAAGGCCGGAGAAGACTTCTTCCAGAAAACGCTTCTGCGCGAAGAACGGCTCAAAATCCGTGTTCGGGCCGTAGTCCTTTGAGTCGATCTTCACGTAAGCGAGGAAGGCGTAGAACGCTTCCTTAAACTCTTCTACGTTTTCTGGGTTAAAAGTTTCTTCGGTCATTTGGAAAGGCCTCCAGTGTTTTTCTTAAGCGGCTCTAACTTCGCGGCGCTTTGCTTTATTAAGGTCCAGCGCTATAAGTCCGGCAGTTCCCTGCGCGGCAACATGCGCTTTCCAATCAAAGGCTTCCAACTTTAACGGAAGCGAGTTCACTCGAAGATTGCTCTTCCGAAAGTCCAGCCGATCCCGATTGATAAAATCAACTCGGCTTCCAACCGGCAGATCTAAAAGATACTGCCCAAACGAAATATGGTATTCTTTCCAGCGAGTCACACACCGCAGAAAGATATATGGATACCGGCGATATTCTCCCCGGTATCTTTTGTTCCGCATGACCACGCACCAAGAGGGTAAGAGGACGCGCGGGGCGTCCTCCTCGTCGATAATTACTTCAGTGAATTTACGGACCCGATATAAAGTCCATGGCCGCTCAGCTATTTGCATTTTACCAAGTATAATACTGCGTGTTAGTGCTGGCGTAAAAAGCAGCCGATGCGCCAGCTACAACAGTAATTGCAGTATCGACACCAACAGCGTTAATCTGCCCACCTGAAGGCGGATATACGTTTAAAGTATTTGCCCCACGATTAAATACAACAACAGGCAACCCGATTACAGTTTGTGCGCCAGCAGTTGGTAACCGTACACCTGTTCCAGCAGCAACTGTCACAACTTCATTAAAAACCCCAACAAGATTTGTCGCTGTTGCAGGTGTTGCGCCTGCGGCTACAATTCCATTTTGCGGGCTAACGCGAAAAACTCCGCTTGATAATAGCATCGGAATTAAAATATTCCAATGAGCGGTATCGTTATTTGCTTGTAAAGACCAGACCTGCCTCAAAACGCCAGCAGCAGTTGTTGAATGGAATTCGTGAAAATCCCCATTCATATACATACGCAGCGCATCGCCATCAAGGTCTGTCCAACCGTAGCAAGCACGCAGATTATATACCGGGTCATTTGGATTGTTCAGCAAAAAGCCTTGCTGCAATCTACCTGTTACCCCTAACTTTTCAAACCAATTACCGTACTGATTTGGGCTATATCCTCCGGATGAAAATGGCTGTGTTGTATACGCAGTTCCCATAATCACATTGTTTGAGATTGTAGCTGAGTTTGTTTCGCAGCGAATTACGCTAACGTTGGGAGCTGCCGTGTTTGGATTGCTGATAGTGTTGCCAGTAATTACAATACCTGAAGCAACCCCACCATTAAAAACATAATTTGTAATAACTTCAGCTGACCCTAAAATATCCTGAAACGTATTACCTACAACAGTTGCCCCTCGCACATCTCCACGCAGAACAAGAAACGCGTTTTTAAAATAATTTGCTTCAATCGTAACGCCAGAGATATACGCACCAGCACGCAAGGGTTCAATCTGTGAAGGCTCAGCAGCTGCACCAGTTCCAATTAAAATATTATTACTCATCGTAAAACCGCTAGCGCTATATCCTGTGCTTGGCGGAACAGTCGGATCAGGGTTGAAATTAACCATTTGAGCGGTTGCGTTGGCTTCTAAATAGTTTCCAAGCACCCGCGCATTTGAGGGGCCATCCCAATGGTCAGCACCACAATTAGTAAAATTTAACATGCGGTTATTAGCGACAAGAGTATCGTCGCAGCCAAGCAAAGCGGTCTGGCTTGCGCCGCCAATAAACGTGCAATTTTCAACACGAACAGTCCGCACTTTTCGCAGATGAATAATATGCGCAGTGCCTGGGCTGTAAATCGCTGAATAATCAACAGTCAAATTATCAAACGTAATATCTGTATCTGCAATCGTCGCAGAATTAAAGTTGGTATTTTTTAAAAACGGATATTGAGTCGCACTCCAGGCACTAGTCGGCAGCGCTACAAATTTGCCGCCGCCAGTCATGCGAGTCTTCGACTTAACTGTAAACGTTTGGCTAAAAGGGCAAACTAAACTTGCAGCAATAAAAACTGTTCCGCCTGTGCTTGGCACCGCATTTAACGCAGCTTGAATTCCAGCGGAATCATCTACAACTCCGTTGCCGACAACTCCATAATTACGAACGTCAATAACAGGATTTTGCACTGTTCCATTTGAGCGCAGCGCAACGTAAAAGCCGTCCTGCGCCGGAACCATCGTAGAATACGTGATTGAAGTACTCATCAGGACACCATACTATTTGCGGCCACTTCGGCTGCGCTAAAACTAAAAAGCAATCAGCTATAGCCGCGCTAAGTAATTTCCCAACGCGGCTATTGCTGCGCGCGTTTACGCAATACTCAGCGTTCCAGAAGAATTCCAAACCGTACCAGCAGCAAGACCAGCAGAGCTGGTCGGAAGATTCTGCAGCTTAACCGTGCCGGAAGTTGTCAGACCAGTAATCGTAATGCTGACTGATACCGGCTCCGCGCCGCCATATTGAGACACCGCCGCGCACAGCGCGGAAAGAATCTGCTCGGTAGACCAACCAGTAGAGCTTGTCAAGGCTACAGGCACCATTCCAGTAATTGTTACGCTCATTACTTCTTCACCTTCTTCTTCGCGGCAGGCTTCATCTTGCCAGCCTTCTGCGCGACCTTCGTAGCGATAGCATACGAAGCTTCTTCCGGCATACCCTTCGCCTTCATTTTCTTCGCGAGCTTCTCAACCATCTTAGGCATCAGTATTTCCCTTCGCAAGATATTCAGCTTCACGCATTACGCGAGTGCCTTCAGGCGGAACCCACTGGGTTTCACCATCCCACAGACAGATGTTCACTACGGTCCCCGCAGGAATCACTACCTCTCGCAGGCCCTTTTCAGGATCAAACTCTTGCCGCGTTTCGTCAGCAAGAGAAATAATAACCCAACGATCTACTTCAGCCATCTTAATACTCCACAATGATTACAATGCCCGGGGCGCCTGCACCGCCTACGCCACCAACGAAGCTGGGGCTGTTACCTGCGCCACCGCCGCCACCTCCGGCGCCATAGTTTGCACCCGCGCCGCCTGCGCCACCATTTGCGCTAAGACCGCCGCCTCCTCCAGCCCCGCCCCCCGCAGGCGCAGTGATAGAAAGATATGTCAACGTGGGCGCTGCGCCTGATTGTCCAGGCGCACCGGCTGCGCCTCCAGATGCAAAATTGGAGCCTCCATTGTAGTTAGACCCACCTCCAAAATTGCCCGGCTGTGCTGTTGTTCCTGCCAAGTTAAACCCGCCGCCAGCACCTCCAGCAGCAGGGCCTATGAATGCGTTACCACCGGTGCCCGCAACCCCTACGGCTGAAGTTCCTGCACCAGCGGCGCCAATAAATAAATTGGAAGTTCCTGTGCCGCCGCCCCCGAAAGAGCCGCTGCTAGCAAAGTTCATGCCGGGGCCGCCTGCCAAATTTGTTCCTGAAGCGGCAAAGCCATTGTAGTTGGTGCCGCCACCACCACCACCCGATGCGACCGCTGCCCCTCCTGAAGCACCACCGCCACCACCGCCGCCGTAGAATTTTGTGCCGAAACTTGAAATACCGCCTATGCCGCCAGTTGGCGATCCTGATGTGCCCGCACTACCACCAGCACCAACGATGATGGTTTCTGTGGCGCCAACATCTGACGCCCGAACCACAGCGTGCATCCAGCCGGCACCACCACCACCGCCCCCGCCAGAGCCGCCGCCTACGGCAGCATAAGTGCCGCCAAAGCCTCCACCACCGCCACCACCCACAACAAGAACTTGAACCGTCTTTGCATTCGGGTTCTTTGTCCAAGTTGCTGAACCAGCAGTTGAAAACACCGTAGTGATCGGCGCAATAGCCAGCGCGCCGCCCGCCGTCGAGACTGTCTTTAGTGCCACGGATTAAACTCCAACGCCAGGAGTAATATAAATCTGCGCGTTGCCTGCGGCAGTGATTCCGGTAAACCAAGCGTTCGGAAGAATCGTCAAGATCTCATCCGTGCCTGGAAGCAGCGGAAGCGCCTTACCGCTAGTGCTTACAACTGTCGCGGCTGCGGTTGCAGCTGCAGCAGTCGGACCAAAGCCCAAAAACACAAGGTTCACACCTGCGTTGATAACGCGATACCGCTGCGCGCTTGTGCCCGTGCCGGGAGCCTGCACCGCGGCCGGTGCGGCTGTCGCAGCTAGAAACGTAACCGTATTGCCTTGCGGTACAAATGCGTGGATGCTCATGTTACCACTCCATCACGATTACAATGCCCGGTGCGCCAGCGCCACCAGCGCCGCCTAAATAAGAAAAGTTTGAATCACCAGCACCTCCACCACCACCTCCGCTACCGTAACCTCCACCAGCACCGCCTGCGCCGCCATTAGCATTTGAGCCTGCACCGCCACCGCCACCGCCCGTGCCATAAGTAATATATTCAATAGGCAGTACTGTTACCGACCAACCATTACCTGCGCCGCCAGGACCAGATACTACACCAGCTGTTGCGTTTGCAAACGAGCCACTAATTGCGCCAAGTCCTCCAATTGCACCAGCCTGCGCGGTACCGCTATTAAATCCGCCACCAGAGCCGCCGCCCGACGCACCAGAATAGTTATTGCCGCCGCCAAATGCAACACCTAATGCGCTGCTACCGCCCCCACCAGAGCCAATACCACTTTGGGATGTAGAACCACCAACAGCCCCAGTTCCACCGCCAGTTGGAGCGCCACTTGCGCCAGAGCCGCCTGTAGCTGTGCCAAAACCGCCTTGCGAGTTTAGCGCATTACCAGTACCGCCACCACCACTGGTTGAGCTAATAGATCCCGGCCCACCACCACCACCACCACCGCCATACAGCAAGGTGCCAAAACTACTGATGCCGCCGCGCCCACCCTGACCATTTAATGTGCCGCCATTAGGAGGTGTTACACCGGCTTGGCCGCCAGTGCCACCCGCACCAACAACAATAGCGACAGATGCTGCAAGACTAGAGGCTGTAAACGTGACAAAACTAGCTCCACCAGCGCCGCCTCCGCCGCCTCCCGAACCACTTCCAAGCGTTGCTGCGTAACTACCGCCGTAACCACCACCACCACCACCACCAACAGTCAGCACAGTAACAACGCTTGTAGTGCTGCGCTTTACCCACGTAGCAGAACCAGCCGCACTAAAAACTGTCGTAAGCGGCTGCGTTGTAATACCCGGCGTTGTAGGCGTCGCAACAGGCAGCACACCAATCGGAATTGTAACGCTTGTGGGCTCCGCGCCACCTGCGCGAGAAACCGCGCTAGTAATAGTAGCGAGCACTTGCTCCGGGTCCCAGCCTGAATCAGACGGCAAGATAACCGAATTCATTCCAGTGATTGTATTAGCGGGCATGATTACCTCGTATCCCCTCGGTTTGCCTTAACGGAGCGAACCCTTAAATTGCCATGACCATTGCTGCCGCCTTTGCGCAGCGGCTTCTTATGGTCGATATCTTTTCCAGCAAGCGCGGCCTTGCCGTGAGTCTTTTCCATAGCCCGCCGCGCCCGCTTGCGAGCAGCATTGTTCGCCATCTGATCCGGGCGAGTTTGGTATTCGCGCCAATGCTTGTCTCGTTCAGCTTTTGTGCGGCTTGGCATAAAAAGATTCCTATAGCACGCGATCCGCGTAACCGTAAGAATAGCCA